GTTTCCCAGTCACGATCGGGGGCGGTCAAAATCCTTCACATTTATCGCTTGACGCGGCTTCTACTTCATGGTACAATCGTCGCGTCACCCAGCCAGGTTTATCGATTTCGGAGAAGGTCTTATGCAAGTGATTCAGTACGTCGCTCCCGATGCGGTGGTTCCCATGATTTTGGAAGACGGCATCGGTTGGCTGTCGTAGAACAGCATCCAGCAGATTTTAGGGCTTGCTCAACAGACTGTCAGTCAACATTTAATCAATCTGGATGAGCAGGGTGTTTTTGAAAAGGGTTCAGTTCACCGTATTTTCCGGTTAACTGGTTCGGATCAAAAATCATACGACATCAAACATTACAATTCTGAAGTCGTGACGTTGTTAGCGAGCCGCTCGCGTGACGCCCGACGGGCGATGAGTTTCCTTCGGTGGGTTGCTGCGACCATTGCTGAGTTGAAGGTCAAAGGCTTCGTGGTCGACGAGTCTCGACTCGAAGCGGACAAGAAAGCTCGCGAGGAGCTGTTCGCGGAGATTCGGCGGATTCGGACATCGGACAAAGAGGCGTATCGCAAGATCACGGACATCCTGGCGACGAGTTACGACTATGATCCGAACGCTCCCATGGTGCGGTTGATGTTTGCGCATCTTCAGAACCTCGTGCACTACGCCATTCATGGACACACGGCTGCCGAGCTTATCGTTGAGCGAGTGGGAGTTGAGAAACCCAATCTCGGCTTGCAAACGTGGAAGGGTAAGAAGGTGACTAAGGCGGATGTCAAGGTTGCGAAGAACTATTTGAAACCTGATGAGCTATCAAAGATGCAGCGCCTTGCTGAGGGTCTTTTACTCGATGCAGAGTTGCTCTGTGAGTTAGGGCGAGGGATGTCGATGCAAGACTGGATGGACCTGCTTGAAGGCAAGATGAAGTTGCTCAGCCTCCCGCTGCTTGAAGGTCATGGGAGAGTGACACAAAAAGCAGCAGAGAAGCGTGCGACTGAAGTTTACTCGACATGGAAATCTGTCGGTGCACTGCGGGGCTAGAGAAATTCGGATATTTTTTCATCAGTCCAGCCATTCCCTAAACAGTTCAAGGTCCACGGGTTCCCGGATTCTTTCTACGCCGTCTTGGAGAAAATAACTTAGATCCTCCTGGCGCTCAGCGTCAGAGTGGAACCCTATCGCATGCAGCCAGCTGGAAAATTTATACCGTTTCTTGACATCCCTTGGATCTTTCATGACCTCTTCGACGAGGCGGGCTCCTACTTGGCTATCCTCTTTCTGCATATAGATGTTTGCACGAAAATGCAATTTCACTATGTCTCCTGTCTTCCAGAAACTAGGTGTTCTTAGACCAAATATCCTTGTTAGTTTCCCGCCTTGCACAATCTCAACTTTTCTGACTACCATGTCTTTATTGACCTTCATAACATGCTGGAAGGATCTTTGTAATTGGACCCTTATGCCGTCCATCAAAATATACACTGGGCTAGGCCACCCATTATATGAAACTTCACAGTCTCTACAAGTCCAAAATCCGATATGATAAAGGGGCTCCAAGATATTTGAATCTGCAAATTGATCGTCTCCAGCCACTCTCTTAAAATCCAATTCGGGCTTTGTTGCAGCCGGATTGGAAATCAGATCATTTAATATCTTCAGTCCCTTCTGTGCATTATCCTGTGTAATAGTCAAACACCCTTTGAACTTTACTGGGTCGACTCCGGCCTCTGTTAATCTCTCATAGAAAGTTAATGATCCGTCTTCTCTTTCGATCACAACACTCTGTGGTGTATTAGTAGAGGCTTGCGAAGGATAAGTGAAATCGATTTCTTGCTTGGAATCATTCAATCGAAGGACAATGATGTTAATAGAACATACTCCTCTCTATCAGGATGTTAAAGTTGTTGGTTCAGACCGAAATCTCGCCAACTGATGCAGTCTAGGATAGTCGTGTAGTTCTCTTCACTGACCTCTTCGCGGGTCAGTCCGCTTGAGTGACAAGCTTCGGCTTCTTCTAAGTTTTTAAGTGTTTCGTCCAGATCAATCCTACTCTCATAATATTTCGTGAAAATCTCCATTTGTCGCTCATCGCTTTGTGTCATGTAAAATTTAGCAGGAATACTAAAGGTCATAGGTGTTCTCCAAAGTTGCCGTTCCGAATGTTTCTTATAATGTTATTGTAGAACTACTTCGTCAGGGAGTCAAGGAAATTTTTATTTTTTACGAGGACTAGGGAGTCCAGAATCTTTTTCTTATTTTTCAGACTGATCTGTCTGAGTATAAGTCCCTTGATGTTGCAGGCCTTGATTGTGCTCAGGTTTTTTCTTGTTTCCTCGGTGTCGACCGCTTGAGCAAGCACCTCGAGAATCCCTTGTATATCCCGCGAGTGTTCGGGGGTTAAGAAAAATCTTCGTGGAATGTCTGTGACTGTCATCTCTTCTCCCTCAGTCTCGTGTCGTTGTCTCGTTACCTTTCTATATTAACTTCAGGGCTGCGGCTTGTCAAGGGAATTTTTATTTTTTTCCTAAATTCCTCCAACTCGCTCTGGCTGGTGGATTGGAGAGGCTCTCCTTTTCTGAGCGCATCGAGTTCGAGGCTGGAGAAGGTGACGGCATTGAGGACGTAATCTTTCCATGCTTGCACCGAGATGGGTGCGAGAGGGGTGATGATGTCGAGAATCATTTGGGCCATTTGCCGGATCTCTAGCTGTGCGTGTTCGTCGAGTCGCAGTTTGAGGAAGTGGAACAAGTTGTGCAGGTCCATTTTCCAGATCATCTCGGTGTAGATGTTGAGCGGGAGTCCCATGCGTGCTTGCTCTGGGGCGATGTCGAGGTCCAAGGCTTCTTGGTACAGATTGTACATCTCGACAGTCGTGTCGTTGATTCGCTTCAATATATCCCGCTGATCCGAGCTCGGGTCTTCGACGGCGTCGCTACCTTGCTTGTTGTATCTGTGTTTCTGTCGCGGGTCTTTGATTTCGAACAGGTTTCCGGGGAGTTCGGTGTATCTGGCTGACACTTCGTTGATACTCGCAGTTCGGTGCCTCACCCACTGTCTTGCTACGAAAATGGGCATCGATGCTCGAAATTTGAACACGACCATTTCGAATGGACTCGTGTGTCGGTTTCTCATCATGTACCGGATCAACTGTTCTGGGTTCTTTGACGGCTTGTTTGCAAAGCTTACTCGTGCCGCTTCGACTACTGCTTCGTCGCAACTTCCAGTCCCAGGCATCCGGTCGATCAGTTCAATTTTCACGTTTCATCTCGGAAAAAATAAAATTTTACTTGACAGTGTTTGTCGGAGATGCTAGTATATCTTCAGTTAAGGGCTTTGTCAACGGGTGGAAGATGAAGTTGAGAATTTCAGCAGTAGCGGGAGCTTATTATGATTATCTTCAGTTTGTGGATCAGTTTGTTTTCGGTATCGAGAAGCCGGCTACGCCTAAGATGTTATTGGGCACGCAGGTGGATGCTATAGTCAAAAATCGTTTGGCGTCGACCTTTGACTATGAGCCTGATCGTTTCGACTCGGCGGTGGAGATTACGTCAGGCGCCTTGGAGGTCGCGAACTACTATCTCAGTTCTCCGATATACGACGAGCTCGTAGAAGACATCGAAGAGATTTTGAATATGGATGCTCCTTTGGAGTTTGATTACGGCGACATCCCTCTTACTGGACATCCTGATTTAATCTACCGATCAAAGGCGGGTCATATTCGTGTTGTCGATTTTAAGACGACGAGATACTTTAAGACAGGATGGTCACAGCGTTATTTGAATGGCAAAATGAAGACTAAGGAACCTGGCCGCTCTCTAGTCGAAGCCAATTTCGGGTGGGCGGTTCAGCTTTTTTGTTACGGCTTTCTTTATCAGCCGTGTTTTCTGAGCATCCACGCTTTGACCGAGGATAGTGTAACTATCTATCCGTGGTATTCTTGGGACCGAGACGGAGCCTTACTGATAGATAATTTTATAAGGAGTTTGTGGGCGCAAGTACAACCGGGAGGCCACTTGTACCCTAACCTAAGTTACGAAGAGTCCGAAGAGCTAAGGAGATTAAAATGTTACTCACTGCCGAAATGATCCAGCAACAAATTAGGATCGACGATGACTATAAAGAACTCACATGTCCGCAGGGCACTTTGATGAGGTATGGATATGAGGGGTTCGGTTACACGGCGAGGCTGGATTTGGAGTCAGGCGAAGGTTTCTTCGTGATGGCGCCGAACGAGTTTGTCCAGTTTCGCACATTGGAGACATTCCATATTCCGGGCAATGTGCTGGGACTGTTCTATCCGAAAAGCAGCTACTCGCGTCGAGGTTTGGTGCTCGCCACCTCACCTCTTGAGCCGGGATGGTCCGGTAAAATTACGATGGCTTGGCACAATTTATCCGGCCGTGCCGTGACTCTTTATAATAGACAGGGCATTGTGCAGGTTACGTTTTGGCGATCTGATGCAGCTCCTTTGCGAACTTATGCAGGACAATGGTAGCAGAAAAAAGAGATGTGACAAATGGAAAAATGGCGTGAAGTTTGGCGAGAAGGTCTCGCCCCTCATTTATCGAAAAAGGGATTGAAGTGTCTTGAGCAGGCTTTGATTAGCGATGACTCTCGGTTGTTGCAAGGGGCTACTTGCTATCCTCCTTTTCATGAAAACACGAGCGATCAAGAAGTTCAAGCGGCATGCGCTTTGGGTTTTTGTGTTTGGCAAGGGGACGGCGAGAACACCGTGAGAGAGGTGGAGTTTCATTTCAATCGCTTATGCGATTTAGTAGATTTTGAAACACTCGGGGTCGCGCCTGTGCGTCATTTCCTGGATTGGTATGACGACACTCCGCGAGCTGAGATGCGACGAGAGTTGCTCAGAGAGATTTCGGCTTTGAGGGATGATCTTCATACAAACGTCTAATTTTCGATTGAACATTTTCGACGGATTGAGTAGCATCGAGGACAATGGAAAGTTGTCCGCTATGTGCCTCGGCTAAAAATCCGTCTCGCACTCGCTGAAAGAAATCAGCCCCTCGCTTCTCGATGTTGTCTGCCATTTTTTTTCGTCTTGGCGCCAGAGTCTCAGCAGTGGCGTCGAGAAGGATGGTAAGATCCGGCATTATCCCGTTGACTGCAAATTGTCCCAGTTGTCGGATCTCTTCCGGATCGATTCCTCCCGCATGTCCTTGATAAACCACGTTCGAGAGTAAGAACCTGTCAGAAATGACTACGGCCCCGCGATCAAGTGCTGGTCGAATGACTTCGTCGACGAGTTGAGTTCGGCTTGCCATGAACAAGAGCGTCTCGCTGCGCATAGACATGGCTGTCGTGCTTTGATTCAAAAGAATATGTCGTAGCTGTTGGCCAAGGTCTGTCGATCCTGGATCAGCGCATGTAACGACTTCGAGGAACGGAGACTGTTTTCGAATCCAATCTGCGAGGAGCTGGCATTGGGTTGATTTACCCGTTCCGTCCGCTCCTTCAATGGCGATGAACAAGCTTGATTTTTTCATTTACCGAGTCTAGCATATACGACTGTCAAAGTCAAGAGGTCTTGAAAAGCAGAGAAGATGGTGTATGCTAAAAGAGAGGTGTACTCGAAAATTAGAAAGGAGCTTTTGTGCGAATTTTGATTTTTTCACTGATGATCTTGACAGTGACGGAAGTAAATGCGTGCGGTCGTAGGGGGCGGCAGTCGACTGCTTCGTCGACTTACTCTGTGCCGATGCAGTCGACGTACTCCGTGCCGATGTCTTCGGGGTGTTCGGGCGGACAAGGAGGTTACTCTGTGCCGATGCAGTCGACGTATTTTGTGCCAATGCAGTCGACGTACTTTGTGCCGATGCAGTCGACGTACTCTGTGCCGATGTCTTCAGGGTGTTCGGGCGGACAAGGCGGTTACTCTGTGCCGATGTCTTCGGGCGGACAAGGCGGTTACTCTGTGCCGCTAATGCCTCCCGCCTCGGCTCCTGTTCCTGCGAATCCGAAGACTGCGGTTCCTTTGGTACCGATGCTGAGAGCAAATTTCGACTATACCCCAGTGATGATGATTGCGAAGGAAGAGGTGTGCTGAAGGTGATTTGAGGTGGATTAGTTAATCCAGCGCATTTTTGGGTTTTTAAAATGTCTTTGACGCGAAGATACCAGTTTAAGAACAAGCGATCTCCCATTGAGCAGTTCTTGGATTTTGACGCCATTGATCCAACCGACTTCAATGAGGAGATCGCGATTATTCGTTCTTTGATTCAAGAGCAACTTGATCGAGACGAGCCTGATGCGGCTGAGTTGATCAAGACGATTGAGTCGCTGTCTCGAATCATTTTATCAAATCAAAGAGTGATCCAGTCACGGGAAATGATGGTGGACTGGCAGACAATGAATGCGATTGCTCGATCACTTGTTTCAGTGGTAAACAAACATGTGCGAGACGTCCCTACTCGTCGATTGATAGCAGACGAGATGCTAGAGGTAATGAGGGGGGCGGAGTACAACGCGAAGCTTCATCTTTTAGAGCAAGGCGAATACAATTGAGAACCAAGCTCGGCGGCTATGGCAGTTTGTTCAAGTCTATTGCTGACGCCTTCGGCAGTTCTGATTTGACCTGCTCAGAGTGGTCGGAGTTTCATCGAAAAATCGGTGGCAAGAATTGGAGCTTTGAAAAATATCCTTGGATGAGGGATCTGCACGACAGCGATGACGAGATGTTCGTCGTGAGGAAAGCTGCTCAGCAAGGATACTCTGAATGCTTGCTCAACAAGGCGTTTTATTGCAACGCAGTGCATCGCAAGTCAGTGTTGTACGTGTTGCCTTCTGCGATGAGTGACGCGGCAGATTTTTCGAAGAGCCGTTTCAATCCCGCAATCGTTGAGTCCCCGTTGCTTCGGAATTTGTACACGGATGTCGACAACGTATCATTGAAACGAGCAGGCTCGTGTAACTTTTATATTCGGGGGAGTCGTGTTCCGTCTCAGTTGAAAAGCATTTCAGTGTCGCTAATTATCTTGGACGAGTATGAGGAAATGAATCACTCTGCGGTCGCGATGGTTCGTGAAAGACTCGCGGCGCAAGACAAGGGGCAAATCATTTATGTCAGCAATCCGACGATCAGCGGTATCAATATCAGTGAGCTGTTTGACCGCTCGACTCAAGAGCATTATCATTTTCGGTGCCCATCGTGCAATGCGTTTGAATACCTGGAGTTTCCTCGATCGCTGGTGTTCAGTGAAGACAAGCCGAGGGAAGCATACTTGCAATGCAGTCATTGCAAGGCGCGTTTACCGAATGAGAGCAAGTCAGAATGGCTTGCGCAAGGCAAATGGGTTGCGAAAGTTCCGAACGCTGCGTTTCGCGGACAGACTATCAATCATCTCTATTCACTTGCCGGAGTTACAACACCTGGTGCTATAGCGGTGGAGTGGCTGGAAAGCCAAAAGCATCCGGCTCGTCTTCAGAATTTTTATAACAACAAGATGGGCCTGCCTTACAAGTTGGAAGGGGCTTCGGTTACTGAAACAGATGTTCTCAATTGCATCGACGTGCAGCCCGTAGACTTGTCTTCGTTACGCGTTTGCATGGGAGTGGATGTTGGGAGTTTGTTTCATTATGAGGTAACAGGGTATGACGAGGAAGGTCGTGCGTTCGTGTTGGATTACGGTAGCGACCGGAGCGAGTCGGCGATTTATCAAAAGATGGAAGAGTATGAACCCGTCAAGTGCGTGATTGATTCGCGACCCGAGACCCGAATCGCGACGCAATTTGCAAAGGCATTTCCTGGTGTTGTCCATCTGTGTCAATATCTTCAAGCGGCTCATGCTGAGATCCGGTTGCACAATGAAATGGTCTCGGTGGATCGGACGTCTTTCCTGGACTCAGCGCTGACTCGATTTCGAAAAGGAACAATCAGTATTCGGGTTGTCCTCCCTTGCTTGGATGAATATAAAAATCAGTTGACTGCTCCAGTGCGAGTTTATGAAGCGGACCCGAGAGGACAGATGAAAGCAGTGTATAGACACACCCGCGACGACCACTTTGCACACGCAAGATGCTACTCGGAAGTGGCGTACGAACTGACTCAGAGCAGGTGTTCTTTTGATGCTTTCTCTGAAAGAATCATATGGTGACAAGATGCTGAAAATAATCGAATCTAGGTATCCGCAATATTACACCAACCTGAAGGACTACAAGTTGTGGCGGGATGTTTACGATGGAGGTCGCGAATTCATCACGGCTTATCTCGAACCGTTATCATTGAGTGAAGACCCGGAGAGTTATAGTAGAAGGCAACGTCTCGCATACAATCCTGCATATGCTTCATCCGCCATAAAAGAAGTTGAGCGGGCAATTGTTCATCGATTTACAGACATCGTTCGTAACGGAGGGCCGAAATCCTATCAGCTCGCGATCGCGGGTAAGGAAGGTGGTGTTGATCTGCAAGGGTCAACGATGAATCGTTTCCTTGCCCGGCGCGTCGTGAGCGAGTTATTGGTCATAGGGCGAGTGGGAATCTATGTAGACATGCCTGAGGATCCTCAGAGTCCTTATGTCTATACCTATCTGGCGGAAGATATTTTAAATTGGGCTAAGGACGAGAAGGGAAATTTCACAGCATTATTGCTACGAGACTATTTCAACAAGCTTGATCCGCTAACAGGTTTGGCTACCGGCTTAAGTTGCCGCTATCGACATTTGAGATTAATGAACGGTTCTGTTGTTGTGAATTTCTATGACGACCACGGTTCGTTGATCCCAGATTTATCGAGGAATCTGCTGATAGACAAGATCCCTTTCACTGTGATTGAGTTATCGAGCAGCTTGATGAAGGACATAGCCAAGCATCAAGTAGCTCTTCTCAACCTAGCGAGCACAGATATTAGTTTCCTATTAACAAGCAACACGGTCATTTATTTAGAGCAGAGAGACTTAGCTAACTTCAATCCGTACGCGAAGAACAAGAAGGAGAAATCGGGGAGTGGTGAGGAAGTAGAGTCCGAGTCTGGAGCTTCCACTAGTCGTAGGAACAAGATTCATATAGGAGGAGGCACAGGGCGATTCTATCCCGTGGGTGTGAATGCACCGTCGTTTATTTCTCCTCCAGCGGATCCTACCAAAGTGAGCATGGACAAGCAACAAGCTTTGGCACAAGAGATTCGTAGCATCGTTCACATGACACTAAGGACAATGTCGACTACTAAGGCTCCAGAGTCAGCGGATTCGAAGAAGCAGGATCTAACCTCACTCGAATCTGGTTTGAGTTTCATAGGAGGGGTTTTAGAGCAAGCTGAGATTCAAATTTTAGATTTATGGATGATGTATGACCGAGAGAAGACGATGGGGCCCGCTCGGATTATATACCCGGACAGTTGGAATCTGAGAACGTCAGCGGATCTTTTATCAGAAGCTCTAAGTTTGATGAGTCTGACTTCGCAGATTAGGTCAAAGACGATGAGGGTAGAATTGGAGAAGCAGATTTTTGACTTGGTTCTGGGCAACACAGTCATGCCGGAAACAAGGGCGAAAATAGAATCGGAGCTAGCAAGTGACGAGTGAAAAATTTTACAATGCGGCGACGAGGACGTTGGTGTCCGCGATTACATCGTCGGCTACTACAGCAACATTGTCTTCTGCGATCGGCCCTGCGAATTATCGATTGCGGATGGATGACGAGATTGTGTTAGTAACGGCCGTGAGCGGTCCTAACATAACAATGAGTCGAGCGCAGGAAGGCACGACAGCGGCGGCGCATTCGGCGGGTGCGACATGCATTCATCTTGGCACTGGAGGTGCTGTTGCCGCATATCGTAACGACTACCTTCAGACGGCAGCATCGGACCCGATAGACCCGTTCGAAGGCGCATTGTACCATCCATCGAATTCGAGATATCTGAAGAGATGGAACGGAAGTAGCTGGGATACGTGGGGCCCTGTGATGCTGGTAACGGTACCCAACATCACAGGTTACACGGCAGTCAATCAAGGGGGCAGCTCGGTTGACGCTACGACAGGCTCGCTTGACTTCACGGTGCCAACGATCACGAGCGGAATCGAAGTGCGTCAATGGGTCACGTCTTACACAGCGCCAAAAACCATGACGATTGGCGTGGAGGGGTTCTTACCTGAGGAAACGGGGAAGGTTTGGGGGATGGGTTTATGTCTTCGCGATTCGACGAATTCTAAGTTCATCACTTGGGGCATCTACAGCAACAACTCATTTCCTGGGGAACCGAATCCGATCAAATGGAACGACGCGAACACTCTGCAAGGTGTGTATCTAGGGTTCGTAGCTCGTATGAATTGTATGCACAGTCATCGTCGAGTATTTAGAATTGTGGATGACGGGACTGATTTGATTTTTAAGTTCAGCGTGGACGGTCTTAACTTCCAAACCTATCATACGATTTCGCGGACTGATTTTATGACTCCGAATCAGACGGGAATCTATGTGGTCAATTCGAGTGCGACTTATGTGTTTCACCCGCGAGTCTATCATCATTTGATCGAGGTTTAGAGCATCGTGGAAAAATTTATCAATTTTGGCGTGACGACGTTGTCTGGGGGCATAACGTCAAGCGCAACGACGATCACTCTGACGTCAGTCTCTGCGATTCCACCTACGGGCACTGTGAGCCTGGTCATTGGTCAAGAGGTGATGAAAGCGACGGGGCCAGCGAGCGGGAACAATGTGACGGTGACGCGTGGAGAGGACGGGTCAACAGCGGTAAGTCATGCCGATTTGAGCGTGGTGCTTGTTGCAGTGACTCCTCGTTCGTTGAATCAATTCCGGCTTGACACGATTGGATCTGGAGCATGGTCAAGCGGTCTGACGATCAGCGAGGCGGGAGGTCGATTATTTTTTCCGACAAATGGCGACGTAATCCAGTATGACAACGGGTCGAGCATAAAGGGATTTCACGGTTTGAGGAAGTTGGTGCCTCCGGATGTGAGTGCCTATTCGTGGGTAAATCAAGGCGGTGCGACTGAGAGTACGTTGGGAGGGATGGTGACGTTGAAGGCTCCAGCGGCGAGTGGTAATAATGTGAGAGCGAGGGTGAAGAGTTACACTGTGCCATATTCTTTGATTGCTTTGATAACAAACGACTATCGCGAGGACAACGTACCGAACGGCGGGTTGACTTTTTACGACGGGACGAAGTTCAGTGCGATATCGTTTACCAGGTTCAATGGCCGCAATCATTTTTTCACATACAAATATGACAACGTGACGACGTTCAACGATGTGTACGACGATTTGATTTATGATCACGGACCGACGTATCCGCAATGGGTGAAGATCCGGGATGACGGAACGAATTTGACATTTGGATATGGGATCGACGGAAAGAATTTTACGACGCTTCGAACGGTGTCGAGGACGAATTTTTTCCCGAGCGGTCCGACCCATGCTGGGTATTATTTGAACGTCAACAACGCGTCGAATCCGGCCCACTTAAACTTGATGAGTTTGGAGCCAGGTACATGATAGAGAAATGGAATCTGTTTGCGACGTCGACACTGGCAAGCAGCATTACGAATTCGGCGACGTCTCTGACGGTGGCGTCTGGCACAGGGAGTTTGTTTCCGTCGTCGGGCAATTTTCGGTTGTTGGTTGACAGCGAGTACATGCTTGGTACCGGGAGGAGCGGCGATGTGATTTCTGTGCAGCGAGCTCAGGAGGGTAGTACGGCTGTTTCGCATGCTTCAGGAGCGACGGTGTCGAATATTTTGACGGCGGAGTCACTTCGTCAGATGATGAAGGACACAAGGCTGAAAGATCCAGGGTCGTTCACAGCGACCGCAGGGGGCAGGATTTCGCAGCACAGTGATTCGATTTTTCTGAAGCAAGATGACGGGTCGACGGTGCGAGCTTATGGCCCGATTTGGAAATTAGTCGAGCCTCTTGCGAGTAACTTCGGTTGGGTGAATCAGGGGACTGGTGCGGTTCATGCAAACAATGGCGGTCTGTTTATATCAGAGGGAACGCCTGGGACGAGTCACAATTTACGGATTCAGAAGCAAGCGGCTCCATCGACGCCTTACACCATAACGACGCTGGGTATTCCGAATTGGGGGTCGGTGCATGCAGTGATTGCGGGGATCGGGTTCAGGGAGAGCAGCACGGGGAAGTTGTCGACGATTCATTTTTTGACTTACAACTCGGGGCAGATTGGAGCCTTGGAGGTGTCGAACTGGAACAGCCCGACGTCGTTTTCAAGCAGCCCTGTGTTCTTCGATTTGAAGAGTTGCGGCTACTTCGACGGAGTGTTTTTGAGGATCACCGATGACGGGACGAATGTGTATCGCGAGTTCTCGAGTAATGGGTTTGATTTTTATCCGTTGCATTCATCGAGTCGAACCGCGTTCATGTCCAGCGGTCCGAACGAGGTGTTCTTCTTTATCAGCACAGCGACAACGGTGACGACGTACCAATACGGTTATCATCTTCTATCGTGGGCGATCACATGATTACGCAGCTCGGAGTGTATGGGGTCTTGGTTCTTGGTGGAAATCCGCCGAGCACCCGCACGTCTCAGTTGGGTACTTCGAATACACAAGCGGGTTTGTTTTATCTTGGTGGCGACCCGTTTGCGGCTGTTATAATTTCTGCGAATTTCGAAGAAACTGTCACGGTGACGGATTCGTTGACTGCCCCGACAATCCGTTCGCGTTCGTTCAGTGAAGTGGTCACGGTTAATGAAACGTTTTCGTCCAGCTCCTTGTCTGGTTATTTCACAGAAACTGTGACGATCACGGACACACACACAGCGACAGGGTATCGATCATCGTTTGTTGAAACGGTGAGCGTGTCCGACGCGTTTACGTCGACGGCAGTTCGAAACAAAACGTTCACGGAAACGGTGAGCATTCTTGATGTGTTGTCGTCCGAGAAACTCTCGCAGTTCAACGAGACGGTAACGGTGACTGACACGGTTACGTCGACGAGTCAAAAGACATTCACTGAAGCAGTGACGATCAGTGAGACTCTGACGACGCATTATGCGATTCAGAACTATACGTTCAACGAGCCTGTGTTTGTGGTTGAAACGTTTGACACCGTCCGTCGACGACCTGCAGTTTTTAGCGAAGCGTCGGTGATAACGGACGGCTTTTCCTCGCACAGGGTTTTGTCAGCGTCGTTCAGTGAAACGGTAACGATGACGGAGTCGTTCACGCAAGCAAGTCACAGGGCATTTGCCGAGTCGATGTCAATCACTGAAACATTTACGACAGCGAAGATCGGTTATTCATCGTTCACAGAAACGGTCTCGCTCACGGACACTTTTTCGCGTCAGAAAATCAGTCATTCAGTTTTCACGGAACCTGTCGCGGTACTTGAAAAAAGAAATGTTTTTGATGTTGTAGTCGACGGCTTTTTGAGTAGTATAAATAGAGATGACGGATCGATCAAATTAACGGGCAAGAGCACTGTTTTGGAGATGGGTTCGGTCGAGCTAGGGGATACTGAGGCTGGTGGGACGGAAGTCGTAAAAAGCCGTTCCATGTCTGGGCAATTGAGGACGTACGTCAAGAAGCAGTCAAGGCATCATTTGCATTACACTCTGGAAGTGGCATTCAGTAAGGCTGTGGAGTATCAACGATTTACTCGCCAAGAAATTGGCAACGTAATCACATTGGAGAATTGGAAGGGTGAGAAGTGGGTAGGGTATCTCGCCACGAATCCGAATAAAATAACGACAGTGAGGCGAGGCGAGTTAACCAAGATCGAAGTCGACTTTGACGGGGTGAGAGTGCTGTGACGATTATAAATGCGACCTTCTCTGAGCAAGTGAGTTTTGTTGAAGTCGGGGCGATGCAATCAGCAGTACCGCATTACGGGACGCTGAACAAAGCAGCCAACTATTTTCTGTCGGCATCCGATTGGATAGTGATACCAGATCCGCAAAAGACCAATTTGTTGGTGCAAGCGACAAGGAGGATCGATGCGCTGTCGTATGCTGGAAATAAATTGGCCGAGGATCAGGAGTTAGAGTTCCCAAGGGACATAGAGACAATCTCAAGCGAGAGGCAATTAAAGGACGTGGAAGAGGCCTGTTATTTGATTGCGATGCATCTTCACAAGAACGGGGAAACGAATAAGAGAGTCGCAGTTGCTTCGACAGGGGGCGTCCGAGTACAATATACGAAGACGCTGACGCCCGCAGAGACGTCGGGTATTTTCGACGAACAAGCTTGGCTGATACTAGAGAAGTATCTAGAGCCGATTGATTTTTACCAGACCAATTTGGAGAGACTACAGTGAATGTGACATACACACGAGCGCAACTCGAAGAAATATTACAAGCTCATCGGCAAGAGAGCGAGCAGTCATTGATCGAGGAGATAGCTAAATTCGAAGAGTATCAAAGCAAGCAGTTATTGATCAAAGAACAGGAAGAGCGATTACAGTTGCGGGATAAAATGTCTAAGATATCAAGGGAGACTTTTGCTCGCGAGAAGAAGGCAGTCGAAGAGGTATTGAAGAATAGGTTGACGTCGGGTATCTTCGACGATCAGGCTTGGCTGACACAAGACAAGTATTTGGAGAGACTACAGTGAGTGAAACTGTGAATGTGACATACACACAAGCGCAAGTTGACGAGATGTTGCAAGCGGATCGGCAAAAGAGCAAGCAGTTATTGGCCGAGGAGTTAACTAAATTCGGAGAGCTCCAAAGCAAGTTGAATTTGACCGAGACGCAGAAAACTGAACTGGAAGAGCGATTACAGTCGATGCAGAAAGTGCACGAGAGCTCAAGGGAGACTCTTGCTCGTGAGAAGAAAGCGGCCGAAGAGGCGTTGAAGAGGACACAAGAAGCGAATGCTGCTGCTGCGAAGTTATGGCAGCAACGCCACAACGATCTTTTAATCGGTAGAGAGCTGATGGAAAAGGCGGCTCAGAGCGGGGCGATTAACCCTTCGATTATAACCCAATTGCTTTCGTCGCGAGCCCATATCGTGCCTGAATTGGATGAAAAGGGAGAAGCGAAGGATGGCGAATTCAAGGTATTGATCAATTGGCAAGGCAAGGAAATGACAACTGGCGACGTCGTCGCAGAAATGCAGGAATCGGAAGCCTATCGCATGTTGTTTGCGTCTAAGAAAGTCAGCGGCTTAGGTGCGACCACGTCCGACCAACGTATGAAAGAAGACCCTTGGGCTGTGGCAGCCTCCATCGTCTCTAAAAGACGATTTACAAATTCGTTTAGTTAAGGTATGTATGAGTCGGCTTTGCAGGCTCATTGATGTATGAGTCGGTTCTACCGGCTCATTGATGTATGAGTCGGTTCTGCCGGCTCATTGATGTATGAGATCACTGAGAGACCTCAATGAGGTTGCTCAGTGATCTCATCGAAACAGTAAGGGGGGATAAATGGCTAACAACAACACTGCGCTGATCCCAGAGATTTGGGCAGCGAGTAGTATTCGCTATCTTGAAGCGAATACCAATTTTGTCAAGCTAGTGAATGGCGACTATAGTGCCGATGTAGCTCGCATGGGCTCTGTCGTGCACACAAACTTAGTTGCTCCGTTGCCGGAAAATCGTCGATACGATTTTACTCAACCAGTTCCTACGTCTGACGTGAGTGCTTCTCCGGTAACGATCACTATGAATCAGCTTGTGCAACAATCCATACTTCTTGATGATATGGATGTGTCACTAGCAACAGAAAACTTGTTTGCCAAATACGGTGAACAAATGGCCCTTGCAATGGCTCGCACAGTAGAGCGAATTATTGCCGGCCAAATCTATCAGTTTATGAGCTATGGTGTCGGCGTGCTTGAATCGACTGCGTCGATCAGCCCAGTTCAACCGTCGACGATGAAAGCGCAGACGAATCTGATCAAACGGGGTGTGACGAACGAAGAATTGATCGCGGTCTTAAGCCCAGGAACGTATGCGGCCTTGGTGCAAAATCCTGCCTTCTCCGGGGACTATGTACTAGCCGATCAGGGCACAGTTGCTCGAACGGGATTGCTAGGTTATCGGTACGGAATCAGCTTTGCGCGAAGTGCGCATCTCCCAGAGGTAACTACTTCGATCCCGACGAATAACGTTGTCGTGCAAGCGGGCACGGCTGCTTCGGCGGGAGCCACGTCGTTGACCCTGAATGTTGGTACTTATGCGGGAACCGGCCTCGTAGTAGGCAGCTGGTTCTATGTGAACGATGCGGGTTATCCCCATCGTGTTTTAACCGTTACTGGCGGCATTGCGGGTCAACCAGCGTCAATCACGTTTACGCCGGAGCTGGTTCAGAATGTGGCGTCGGGCACGAGCATCACTGCAACAAAGACGACGACGACAACTGCCGCGTTTGCTGCTGGCTATATGGGACCGATTGCTATTGCAGCCCCTGCATATCCGTTAACAGTAGGTCAAATGATCTCTTTCGGCAGTGAGTATCATGCGGTTATTCGCGTCGTGGACAGCACACATATTTTGTTAGATCGACCGTTAGAAGCGGCGGTGTCGAGCGGTGCAGTGATGGGCATTAGTCCTGCTGGCAATTACAATTTCATGATGACTCGTGACGCAATCGGCATTGCTATGCGATCATTACATCTACCGCCAACGATCGGAAACAACAATGTATCTGGCGCCATTATGGAATCACCAGACACAGGCATTCCAATGCGTGTAGTTACGTCTTACGATGCCGCGTATCAAAAGACGCGAGTAACAATGGATTTGCTAATGGGCATCACCGTACTTAACCCAGTAGCTGGAAATCCTATTTTCGCATAATGCCATGGATATCCTATTGAATGCCGTAGCGACTCTTGGGCTACCCACAGTATTATGCGGAGTTCTCTTATGGGGTATCTGGAGGATACTGAACGTAGCTCATAAGGACATTTTCCTTCCGATAGTGGAGAGTCATAAAATTTTTCTCGAAGGAACGAAACAACATTTAGATAGCACTTCAGAGGCGATTGGAAATATTCGAGACACTCTGGAGAAACTCGAAGCTACTATGGAGTCGCTATTAGCTGCTAAAAAAGAATCGATATCAGTGATGCAAGCTTTAAGGCGTATGCCTGAGAATTTGATACAGGAGATACAGAAACATGCTGATAAAATCGGCTTTTCTTCACTTGCATCAGAACTTCGGTCGAATGATTCAGGGTTTCAAACGTCAACCACTTCAAAGTGATGTAATTCACGGAGAGAGGCACAACAGCTATACCCGAGTTTATGGAAGAGGGTATGCGATATCTGCTAAAGAGTATATCACGGACATGGCTTTGTGCGAAGGTGATTATTTAACGGAATTGGAATCCTCCATATGTTTCAAAATCATGAGTGTGAAAAGAGTCGAGCAGGGACTCTTTCGATACACTGTCAGCGAGATAAAAGTTATCGACTTACCGGAAACTATATATGCGACATTTTGATCCTCGTATGGTAACCTGGGTCGTAGCTTCGGTGAGTCAACATTATCTTGACAACGGCGGAGGGATCAAGATTTATTTTGATTCGTACAAGCCTATCAAGTACGAGCCTATGTGGGTTCTAGTTGGTCTGGGGGACATACGTGTAGAATATCGAACCTCGAATGCTTGTGAAATATTTTTCTCAACCCAAGCGACTTGTTATGCTATTAGGCACGAGTCGATTCACTTTGAGATCGAGAGAGTATTAGGGTCCATGGCGGAGATAGCATCAAAGCTATGCGAGATAAGAGAATGTGGCTATAACGATTCGACAAACAATGTAGCGGTGAGACTAAATCATTATCATCCGATGGAAATCGTGAATGACGGTTTGATTCCAACATCCGATTTGTTAGTAGGGCGTGTGAGAGCGTTCTACAGGGGGGTATTCTAATGGCCGGCAACGTAGTGATGACTTTGAAGGACACGGATATTTATCTTCGTGACGGGTATCCAATCGGCGGCGTGTCTGGATTAGTCCAATTTGCGATAAACAATGCAGGGGGTTATTCATCTTCTGCAACGACGATGATAATTGACACGGGAGTAGGGAGTCTGTTCGTCGGTGACCGTTTCACGGTAACGGGGTCAACGGCGAAGCACCGTATTACTGCGAGGACGAACACATCAGGGAACACGACGTCAGTTACATTCACGCCGGGTCTCACCGGATCTGTTGCGGACAATGCGCTATTGTCATTCTTGCCGCGTTACTATCAGGTGGTAGTAGGACAAGGGGACGCATCAGTAGACTGGGAGAAGCCGAGAAAAGTGAAGTTATCGCGAGGCCGATTGTCTTCGATTATTAATGATGACGAGAAGCCGACGACATTCAACTGTGAAGTGGATGTCGATTTCTTTACGGGAGTCGCGGGAACAAAATTGCCGACCATCTTTGACGTGTTAGATCAAACTGGAGAAGCATCGCATTGGGTTTCTTCGGACACAGCAAATCCTTGCCAACCGTATTCCGTCGAACTGGTTATCGCGCATAAATATCCATGCGGCGGGTATGATTGGAACATCTTGAGGCTTCCGACGTTTCGTTACGACAGTCAGAGTATTAAGATGAAAGAAGGGACGCTAACTCTGAAAGGAATATCGAATGAGGTCAAGCCGATATTTGAATTAATCGCGGATTACACACCATGAAAATGCAGAATGTAGATTTTGAATGTGATCGATCGATGACGGTCCCCATTCCACGGGGACCGAATACTGTATATTTCACTGCTACTTATGTCAACGATTACTCTGACTTTGAGGCACTCGTTCCTGAGCCTAAGAAGCAGCAAGTGATAGGCAAGAACGGAGAGAGAACAGAGCGAGAGACGGAGGAGTATAAAAAAGAGAAGGAGGAATACGGGCTCAAGAGGAGTTTTTGGATCATTTACAAGTCACTGGAAAAAACTGAGGGGCTTGTGTGGGAGACGGTGAAAGAGAATGACCCTGATTCTTGGGCTAAGATCGATGATGAACTGAAGGCGGCGAAATTTAGTTTCTTGGAAAGATCGCATCTCTATGAACAAGTGTGGACGATCAACGGACTGAATCAGAAGATGATCGACAGTACGCAAAAACTTTTTTTTTGGTAGTGGTCAAGGGCTAGTGGAGAAGAAGATACGAATGCCTAAACATCGTAGTATGCAATATGCGATGTACAGAGCGTGCGAGCGTTTTGGTATCATTCCGCCAAATACTCAAGCTCGATGGGACGACATGCACAGCTGGCAGCATGCGCTGTTGATCGGCTATGATCAAATCAGACAGATGGAAGAAGTGGAGATGATGGCTTATGGCGTCAACCTTCAAGCCGCTCAGCTTTAACAATGTGATGGCCGAGTTAGAGACCAAGATAGAGAAGGATTTGAAAGAGACGTTCAAGCAGGTAGTCGAAGAAATGGCCCCTCGCATTCCTGTCGACTACGGTCTGGCTCGGTCAACCTTGAAGGAAGTGGGAAGGGATGTTGGAGCGAGAGTAGATATCAGTCCTCGACGAGCGAGTCCGACGGCCAGGCACAAACAAGACTCAAGGGATGTGATCAAGTCTCCCTCGAGTGGGAAATTCTTTGTGACGATAGTTCGGCTCAAGCTATCGTTTGAAATGAGGATCGACTTAAACTATCTGATCTTCAACGATTCAGGATCGCGGATACCTTCAGCGCCTTGGAGAGCGTTCGCGAGCGGTTATGAAAAAATGGTCCGAGTGTCGAAAGAGCTAATCTATCAAGGGGTTCCCAAATGGCTGAAGAAATCCTAAAGCTAAGTGCTGACGTAACGCAATTCGTTAGCGCCCTTGATCGAGCAACGAAAAGTTTAACCGACTTCAATGCTGCTGGTTTACAGGCAGTTCTCGCAGCGAATAAATTAAATTTTCCAGCGGCTGCTTCAGGAACTCAGCAACTCAGTCAACAGCTATCCACGCTAGGAAATCAGACTGGGCGTGTTACGACGTTGTTTAATACAGCCGGTGCTGCGGGCGTTTCATTCGCGGGCAATATGAGCATCGCAACTGCGGCAGTGGCAGCGTTAGGAGCTGCGTTTGCTACGTTACCTCAGACGATAGCGTTGGACAAATCACTGGCTGAGATCGGGACCATCGCACAGCAAATCAATGTACCGTTGTCCGAAATTAGTAACAACGTGAGAGGCGTAGCGACTCAATTCGGATTGACCAACGCGGAAGTTGCAGCGGCTGCATATCAAGGCTTGTCGAATAGTGTCATCACAAGCCGAGAGAGTTTTCAGTTTCTGAACGACCAAGCAGCGTTGGCGAGAGTGGGTCAGACTTCATTGGCGAATGCGATCGATGCGACATCGTCGGTGTTGAACTCATACGGATTGAGTCTTGAGCGGACGACATCGATCAATGCGCAGTTGTTTGAATCAGTGAGGCTAGGCCGATTTCGTTTTTCCGAGATAGCGAATACGATCGGTCGAGTGACTCCATTGGCGGCTGAATTAAACATCCCGCTTAACGACCTACTAGGTGCATTATCGACGATCACACAACGAGGAGTTCGAGCATCAGAAGCCTTGACGCAAGTATCTGGTGTGTTCCGAGCGTTGCTTGCAGCGCGTGAAGGATCTGCGTTAGGTGATGAGATTCGGACAGCGACAGGGTTCGCTTCTGGTGCGGATTTAGTGAGGACGGAAGGCTTGATCGGAACTCTGAGGGTGTTGGCGGATTTAGGTCAAAGATCAAGTGGAGAGATTTCGAGATTGCTCCCGAATGTCCGCTCATTGATTGGTGCGTTAAACCTCGGAGCCGGGTCGCGGGGAACAGAACAGTTTCGTGCAGTGTCAGAGAGCATTTTGAATTCAACGGAGAGTTTCAGGCAAGCGCAGGAGATCATTCAATCAACACCCGGTGTGCGAGTTGAGCAAGAATTCCAGAGAGTCAAGAACGCAATCGAGAACACGCTAGGCACGGCCCTGGTCAAAATTTTTGATGACTTGAACACGCAATCAGGAGGTTTTGCTAGGTCGTTGCAATCCTCGCTCGATGTGTTAAAGGGCATATTAGAAGTAGGAGGCTCGATCGCTGGAGCACTCGGCACTGGATTTGGAGCAGTCATTCGAGGTCTGGAAAAGATCGAGAGTGTATTTCCGATCTTCGAAGGCTTTCGGAACGCGATTAAAGGAATTTTTGACGGCATCAGTGCCCTAGGCGGAGGTTCTAACATCGATGCACAAACGGAATTGGTGAGGAGGTTAGCGGACAGTGAAAGGGCAGTGCGTGAGCGTCAAGATCGAGATGCTGAGGCTTCATCGAGAGCGTTTGACCAACGGCTACAGGAAACGACAACCGCGTTCGGACGAGCATTTGCGACGATCAATCAACAGCTAGTAACTGCTCGAGAGTCATTGCGCCTGGGCCTCGAAGCTTCGGCAGATGCCTTATCGGGGGCGGCGAGGAATGTAACGAGAGATGCAGAAGAGAGAGTTCGCAAAGCCCAACAGGATGTGTCGAGGTTAGAAAGTTTGATCCGTCGAGCAGATGTTCGAGCAGAAACAGCGAGAGCGGTGGCGGTACCTGAGTTACCGACAGCGTCGTTGATTCGAGGACAGGCGGAGAGAATTACACCTGTCTCTCAAGAGACTGCGAGATTTATTAGTGAGCAAGGCATTCAGGGAGTGCAAATTCGAGGTGGAGACAATCGACCAGCATTCTTCGAACGGGATCTTGAAGTAGCCACGAGGGTGCGAGCTCTTCGTGACCAGTCGAACAGCTTGCAAACTCAAATCAATGAGCTTGAAGCGAACATCGGTCGAAACAGAACTCAAACGGATGCTGTGTCCGTGCAGCAAGTGCAGAATGATTTAGAGACGCTGCGACGTTTGATTACCGAGCAACGTAACATCAATGTCCAAGTTCAAACAGCAATCCGACAACGAACGATTGAGCGTGGGTTAACGCCTGGCACTTCATTTGTTGACACCGGAACAGGTGCTGCGCAAGCTGCGGAAGTAAACGCGTTACAAGGAATCCTAAACGGGCTTAACGATCGAATTCAGCAAGCGAGAGCGACGGGGAATGCTGAGGAAGTAGCGAGGTTGACGCAGCAGATAGCGTTGGTCAGGCAGCAGCAAGCGCAGATAGCGTTGCCCGCGAATCAACCGCAAGGGGCGAACACGAGAGAGGCCGTAGAGTTACGAATTCAGAGGATAGTGCAAGAGACTGCGAGAATCCAGGCTGAAGCAGCGAGAGCAGCATTGCAAGCGGCCCGAGAGCGGGAGCGAGAAGCGGAAGCGAGACAGAATGCGTTGACTCGGTCAGTACAAGCAGTGACCCGTTTTGATTTCTTGACGAGCTCAGGTAATTTGGCAGAGCGATTTCGGCAACAAGCTGGGGCCCAATTGCCGAACGCAGGTATTCGTCGACAGACTGAAGCAGCCGGGACTGCCGCACTTGCGGAGTTTGATCGACTCTCAGACCAGACGATTCAGAGAGCGCGTGAAGCCGGTGCGAGTAATGAGTCGATCAACAACTTGATTCTTCAGCTTGGTCAGCAGCGTGTTCAAATCGTCCGACAGATTGAACAAGCAGTGACCCAAACGATCGTGTCACAAACTCAGCAACGTGCAAATGCTGAGCGAGACGCAATTAGACAAGCAGAGCGGGAGGGTGCTGATCTTCGTCGTCAAGGTCAAACGGGTGTCAGTCAGCAGACAGATCAGATTGTGCGGGCTCTCACGACCGCGTTAGACGCTCTCCGTGCTGCTCCGGGCCCGAGGCCTGCTATCCCTGCATTAGGAGTTCCGTTAGATCCCGCTGCACGAGCTGCTTTGGAGCAACGCCAGCAGCAAATTCAGCAAGCGGCGACTGCAAGGAACGCGGCAATTCAAGCCGTGCAAGACGCAATTACTGCAAACGACCGGGTCCGTCGTGCTTCTGGTGACCAAGAACGTATTGCTGGTTTGGGTGCTTTGGATGAAGCGGTTCGTCGAGCTCGCACAGCTTTCGAAGAGTTTCAGCGACTATCCCAGGCTCTCGGCAACAACACACAAGAAACCGCCGCCGGACGTGCTGCCGCTCAAGAGGCTCTACGTCGAGCGGGGGTCAATGCACCTCTGCCACCTCAAGGCGGGGAAGCGATCATTCAACGCCTTTTGGAAGGTCTAAATACAGCCGTTGGTCAAATCAATCAAGGCAATGCTCGAACACAAGAAGCCGAGACCCGACGGACTGAATTGAACACCTTGATCACTGAACTTGGAGTCAACGTTGGCGGGATCAACAATAATGCCGCCGCCTTGGACGCGAATTTAAACAATGCAGGTCAAGCAGTGCAAACCTTCGGCCAAGCGGTTCAAGACGTTGCTGCTCGCCTCAATCAAATCGCTGTACCAGCTCCGGCCGGAGCTCCGGCTGTCGGTCGTGCGATGGGGGGATTGATCGGCACCAGCTTCAACACGAACGGTCCGGACAACGTCCTTGCGTATCTTCGCACAGGCGAATTCGTTGTCAATGCAGAATCAACAAGGGCTTTTTATCCGTTGTTGCGAGCAATCAATGCGTCGAATTCTGTCCCTCGTTTTGCTAGCGGAGGTGTTGCCTCGCAGCACACAGGGGATATAACAATTAATGTCAATGAGTCAAACAACCCGCAAACAACCGCGAGAGAGATTCTCTCTCTGATTAAGCGGGAACAACGTCTCCGAGGATAACTATGCGAAAGAGAAAAGAACTATTCAAGGCACATGCAGACGTCTTAGAGATCATCGGGACGTTTCACACCGAGCATCGAAGAAACGGTAAACTGATCCGCACTGATGTGATCAAGAACATGATCGTCAATGTCGGCAAGAATTACATTCTGCAAACGGCTTTCACCGACGGTACTCAAACAGCGAGTAACTCGTTCTTTATCGGCTGGATCAACAATTCCGGTTACACGGGTACCGCAGCTACTGACACAATGGCGTCACACGGTGGGTGGACCGAATGGACGAATTATAGTTCATCCACGCGCATAGCTTGGCTCCCTGTTGCAGGGGCTCAACTTGTCGGAAACGCCGCTACACCTTTGAGTTTCGTGATGAGTTCCGCTGGAACTCTCCAAGGTATTTTCCTCACGACGAATTCGACCAAAGGCGGCACAACTGGAAATCTGATTTCGACGGCTCTTTACACGACGCCGAACACGGTGGCGGTGAATGACGACATCCGAACTGTTTACGTCTATAACATGTAGTTACTATGGCAACGATCTTCAAGAGCTTCAATGAGTTTGTTTTTGTCGTGGACACGGCGATACTATCAGTACCACCGCAGGCTGATTATTTCTCCGAATCCGTGGTTGTCGTTGAAACTCTTGAAACTAATTTGAAAAGTACCTTCTTCGAAGAAAACGTTGAAATACTTGAAGAGTTTTACCGCTTCAAGATATCTGACTCTGAGTGGGCCGAGCAAGTATATGTTTATGACACCTTCACTCGGCCCCAGCATGTATTTTTCCAAGAGAATGTATCGATTACGGATACTGTGACGAAAGGAGGCAAAGCCGAGTTCGCAGAGCAAGTATCGATTAGCGATTCTTTGGCCACCTCCCGAGGTTTTACGGAGCAAGTTGTTATCGCGGATACTTTCACAACAGAAGCGAGCCGAGCATTCTCACGAAGCGAGTTAGTTTCCATCAAAGATACTTTTTCCAGCTATGTAAAGAGCTCGCATGTCTGCGCTCCAGTAGTCATTCCGACTTCGTTCACACTTGGACCTATTGAACTCCCGGCTCCAGAGTTCGAAGACACGATTGATGTTGAACCTGCGAGAATTTATCGGCAAACTCGAGGTAATGACTTGGAGGTATATCGATCGAATGAATGGCCTGAAGCAGTACGCTACCGCTACACGTTCAAGCACTTGAAAAAAGATGTGGCCTACAGAGTTCTTGACTATCTTCGTGACAACGCAGGTAAAGACATTTCGATTACTTATCGAGGCCCTATGACTGTGACAGTTGTGAAACCCGATGCGAAAATCACAGAGTTATTCCGTCCAGGATTATCCTACGATCTCGAGTTGGAGTTTGAACAATGAGACTACTCAGCTCACAAGCTTTGTTGGAGATTAACACAGCAAAAGGGTCTCGTCCAAACTTAGTCATCGAAATTGACTGGGGCTCGGGGGTCTACAACCGCTACGGAGACAAGTTTGATTTTGACAATCACGTCGAGGGGTCGATATTAAGTGTGAGCCCGATTGATGATATTATCAACGTCAGTGGGAGCGGAGCATCGCAATCAATCAACATCATCCTCGACGACACGCGAGGGGAGTTGAAGAGCATTTTCGATCAGACGGACATCCACAATAAATCCGCGAGGGTTTATCAATGGTATGAGGGCATGCCATTCAGTGATCGCTTTTTGATTTTTTCCGGATCGATTGCGGCTCCGATATCGTGGTCTGAAGGAGATAGGAAATTGGCATTTTCTATCTTGTCGAAGATCGAGGATAAGGAAATTGGTTTTTCTGCGGAAGAAGGGGATTTTGACGACATCCCTGTCGGTCTGGTAGGAAGGGTGTGGCCGCATGTGTTTGGAACGGTCTACAATCTTCCAGCGATGCAATTGGACGCAGCGCCGAAGGGTGTGACACTGGACGGCACCGGTATCGTTGATCCGAATCTACTGTTGCAAATATCAGACTTGGATCAGCAGATTGCGAATCTGTATGGCGAGGCTCAGAAAGCAGCGACTGAGTCAAACCGAGTGCGGAACATTGGTGCGCCGAATCCGCCCGCGATAGAGGATCAGGACGCGATCAATCAATCTGATAGTTTGCGAGAACAGGCCAACTCGCTATTGCAACAAGCTGCTTCTTTACAGGAGACTGCAAACAATCTTCGATACGTGGTAATGCCAGAGCAAGTTGCGGCAGAGAAACCGAGCATCCGAGTGCACAACGGAGAGTTGTTTCCTCAATCTTTTTTCGAAGTCGAGTTGAATGGTGCTTTGTATGGCGGGACGATGGTAGGGGCCAATTATATGATCGACTACCGGATTCACCCGGGCATTCGGTTGGCCTACAAGGACAGTCTTGCAATCACGAAGTCGCTTCCCAAATTCGCAATCTCAGATCCTACGATACGACAACTCTTTCCAGGCAAGTTTGACGTCAACGGGGGCTTTCATTGGGCTGACGCCGGGACCGATTTCAAGATTTATGGAGCCTTCCCTGTTCGCTGGATCGCAGCCGGCAACCCGTGCACAGTGCTTGCGGTGTCTGCATATCGGCAGGTCAGCGGTCATCGAGTGTTGACGACACTCCCGTCGAATTACTACTCGGTGTCATACCAAAACTTCGGATCGATCACTGCAACGATCGTAACAACACATCGTCCGTTATCTGATTTGAATCAGGGTTGGGACGACCAGATTTATTGCACGTTGCGATCGAACACGGCGACGATAGGCGGAGTCTCAGAGAACCCGGTTGAAGTGATCAAGTGGGCAATCGCTCAAACTGCCACCACATACGACCCGACGTCCTTCGCTCTCGCCGCATCACAACTGACTGCGTACCCGATGAACTTCGCTTTGACGGAGAAGATGGAAGCGCTGAACTTTATCCGCGACATCGCTTATCAAGCGAGGTGCACAGTCTGGGCTCGCGGAGGAATTTGGTTCATTCGATTTTTGCCGGTCACGCCGGCAGTGAGCAAGACGATTGACGAAGCGAACTTGCTCACCAACACGATGGAAATTACCACGACTCCGACAGAGCAACTAGCTACGGTCTATACTGCAGAATATCGAACAACATATGAAACGGGTGAGTCAAACAAAATCATTTTGAGGAACAACGTAACGCGATATGGAACGCACAAGAAAACGTTTCGATTCTATGCTTACAACAATCCGCAACTCGTTCAACACGTTGCCACGTTTTGGCTGATTCGGGAATCGAACCTGTTTAAGCGAATCGCATTTGAATCCAATCTCGACATGATCGAGCTCGAAACGTTCGACGCAATCGCTTTGAACTTTTCCAACTCTTGGATAGCCAACAGCTCAGTCGTCGGAGTCATTGAATCCGCTCAGTATGACAGCAGTTCATATAAAATCAAGATGACTGTCTGGACCCCTGTGCGCGTTGGCGAGATGACTCAGTATCTAGGTGCAACGCCCGTCGACTCGATCAGCTTTTTGTATCCGACGGCTCATGATGATCCAGGTGGCGGCGGAATCGGTGTGAACGCGAGCGGGAGTTTGAAATCACAGAATGGATCAAAGTTCCAAGCGACGCAGCGGGGGGTGCGTCGAAGGAACTCTAATCAGAAACGACACGATCACGGAGACTCGTTACCTGGTCAAGCATCGAGCGACTTTAACGATCAGCCTGAGCAACCTCCAGGAGCCGCAGTTTCAACTGACGCGAGGCCAACATTTAACTACTCTCTACCTCAGTTAAACTCGACAAGTGTTGCAAATGTCGACATGGAGCCATGGACTGCTCCAGCCGAAATCGTTTCAGGTACAGGGCCTGAATATCAGCTCAAGATTTACCGCCAAGGTCTGGATAATCCATCGATCGACGCGCCAGGGACCAATGCAGACCCTCAAGATGTCTTGCCCGCTGGGACCAAAGTGATGGCATCTAGTGTCGTGTGGAAAGACTCCCAAGGGAATCCCACTCGAAAAATCTACTTTGTTCCTGGTGCTGGGGACCAACGAGTATTTCCTTGCGAGATTGTTTCCGGTACTGCGAATTCGTATCAATGCAAACTCTACACCGGCGCACTCAACAGCTCCAGCTATCGCGAAGAGACTGTAACACAAATGCAGATTCATCCTCAGGAAGTCATACCGCCGGGAACCTACACTATCGCGATCTTGACGAAATATACCGACGAATCTGGGACGCCTCAACAACAGTTCACAATGCAACTGCCAGTCTTTATTGCGGGGTAAACTATGAGTTTGCAGTACCAGGACTTTTTAGACGGTTCAAGGATATTCTATGTCGATCCGCCGACTCTAATTCCGAAGAACTATTATCAAGATCCTTTTGACGATCGCGTTTGGCGGATGCGATTTCCAGTTTGTCCAAACATAGAATTGAACAAGCGAATCGTGTGTCCCAACAACAGAATCAGGTTCAAGACCTACTGTAATAAATATTTAAAAGTCTTGACTCCGCAACAATGTTGTGAGTGCGAGGACGCAGACAAAACGGGAGAGTACATTGGCTGTCCAACTCAATCAAACGGTTCCTAAGACCTTCGATTTTTTAGCAACAGGCATCGCTCTAAGAGCGCACAGAATCGTTCCATTAGACGAAGGGAGATTGAGGAACAGTCCGCTCACTTTGTTTCGCGGGAAGCTTCCAAAGATTTCGCGTCTTGGTCAACTTGGAACGTATCAAGATGGTCAGCGACTGGGAACAGCGTACCCGACGCCATTTGTCGCTGGGAAACTGTTAAGACAAAAAGTAAGGAGATTGAAGTGTAGCGATGGGGTGGCCAGATTTAGAGTCGGTATTCGATATGTCGAGAATCTCGGCTTGAACGTTTACGCGAACGTGCCGCTCGTGGGTTTTGAGCCAACGGGTTTTGAGTATGTTGGCACGTATGAGGTTCCTTATCCAGGCACAATGAGTTTGAACGTTACGTCAACGAGCTTTGGAGATCCTTTGAATATTGGATCGTCCGGCCGAGGATCAGCATCGTTGACATTCACAACGACCGACCCAAGGCCAAACGATCCGTACTCCCCACAAGGCATTGAGACGACGTTGTCATTAGTCTCACTAGGGCGAGGGTACGATTTTTTGTATCCCGGCATCGTTGAGACAGTTGAAGAAAGCAGTGGTTGCCCTGTCGTTTATCGCTCAAGGCTTTGGCTCGCTGCTTATCATATCGGGGTTCTGCGATACAATCTCAGTATCCTTTTAGTGATTGAGGAGGTTTAGATAATCGGTTGACCAGGAGTCGTTCTCTGTAATCGCTCTTTGATCCTAGAGAGATCTCGAAGCCGTGAAAACGACGATTGTTAAACAGGGGATCTGCGAAGATCAGGTCGACACTTCCGTATCCCCTGAATGCAATCAATGTTTTCGATCATCAGCATGCCACAATTCTTGTTTAAGTCTCGCTCGTTGGATGAGCACTTCTAGCTTTTCGTCTGACCCTGGTAGGGTTTCAGTGGGTTCCGGTTTGTTTGCTTCTCCGAAAAAATCTAACACACCGCGACGGCTATAAATCCCGATGGTGGGATACAAGTCACGCACACCGGGAGTATAATAGCATTTGAAACATAATTGCCGAGGGCGATTGCTGAACTTAACGTTGCAATGCTGACACATGAGTCTCATCCTATGCCTCCTTATGCTTAACCGCAACCGGTGTTGTATCCGCAATTACTACATGTCAAGCAATTCCCTGTCAGATGCAATGGTACAGAAACTCCGAGATTTCCGCAATTAGGACACAACTTAGATCCCTGCATCTTAACAGGAATAGAGTCACTGGAAGTTTGGTATCTGTAAAGCATATGCTGAGCAATATAATCGATTACAGAGTTTGCTGTTTTAATCGCAGGATGATCCTGAACTAACCCATTCGGAGGAAACTCAATATAACGGAAAGCCGAAATCAGTTTTTCCAGAGGGACGCCGTATTGAATTGCGATTGACCAAAGTTTGCAATAAGCGTCAATCATGCCGTGAGCGAAGGAGCCAGCTTTGCCCATCTTGGCCCAAATCTCCGCTGGAGTCGAGTTATCATAATGGCCGACAGTAAGAGCAATCTCACTTCCGCCAATACCGCACACAGTCGTTTCGGATTGCCTCACTGATTTGGGGCGCTTCTGAAGCAGGGGGATTTTGATTGGATCGAACTTTGCCGAATCAAAAGCCGCAGTTAACTTGCTCAAAGTAGGTTCTGTTTTCTTCACTGCATTCATGGGCTGACTAAACTTACATCCGTCTCGGTAGATAGAAACCGCTTTGACCTCAAGTTCCCAGCACATTTGTATAATATCTTTTACATCGTTGTCGGTTGCGCTTTCAGGAAGATTGATTGTCTTCGACGCTGCTCCGCTCATATGAGGCTGAACCGCGGCTAGCATTTTAACGTGAGCTTGCCAAGACAAAGGATTTTTTCCGAACGACGTCTGGAACACTTTGTCATGCTCTGGGTTCGATAAGGGTGGAAGTTCTCCAGTTCTCTCAAGTGTGTTGATATACTCCTTACGATCTCTTTCACTATATCCCAATGCTTGAAGACCCGAATCAACGGACTGATTTACGATGGTCAGAGACCCGCCCCCACTCAGTTGTTTGTGGATTAACAATGCGAGAGCCGGTTCAATCCCGGTTGTATCGCAATCAAGTGCGAAACTGATCGTGCCCGTCGGAGCCAAGAGCGAAACTTGCGCGTTTCGAATACCGTGCCGAAGACTTAAGTCAGCGGCTCTTTCAGCAGAGTCGACAACGATCTTGGCAAAATCTGGGCCCAAGGGTGAAAGATCCGTGGATTTGAAAATATTTCTCGCAGCTTCTAAATGCATTCCTATTACTTTCAGAACGTACGTGCGATTCTTTTGAAACCATTGAGGCGTAGAAGCTCTTTTCTTACATTCATTAGCAGAGTAAGTATAAGCGGTCGACGTGATCAAGGACATGAGAGCCGCAGCGACAGAACGGCCTTCGTCACTATCATAAGCCAGACCCATGTGCATCAGCAATGCACCTAAGTTCGTGTAGCCGAGACCGAGCGTGCGATAGTACACGGACCGCTCGGACATCTCTTTAGAAACATAACCAGCCATGTCGACAGTGATGTCCAAGACGCGTGTGAGCAACTGAATCGCTTCAATATAACCTTTGGTGTCGAACGTTTTTGTATGTCGATTCCAGAACTTGAGCAGATTAATGCTACCAAGATTGCAAGCGGTATTATTTAGATAAAGGTACTCCGAACAAGGATTGCTCGCGGCGATCGGTCCTTCTTTCGGAGTTGTATGCCACTTAGCAATATGATCAGAGAAGTGTACCCCTGGATCAGCACACGCCCATGCCGCATATGCGATCTGATCGAAGAGATCTTTCTTTTTGACACTCTTGACAATCCGATGATCCTTTCGAGCAAGAAGAGAAAACTCATCATCATCTTTCATCTGCATGAATGAGTCGGGGATTCGGACACTGTTATTGGCGTTCTGTCCCGAGACAGTTTGATAAGCCTCGCTGTCAAAGTCGTACGTGAACGAAGGCAAGTTCATTGACGGCCAAGGACAGTCGGGAGGGTTAAAGTGCTTCTGGCCTTCGACGAGCACTTGCACTTTTTTCTGTTCACGGAGTTTGAAGCCGATAAAATCTTCGACCTCGGGATGATCCAGATCGCAGATGCGCATGCACGCGCTTCGACGAGTCTCTCCACCTGATCGGATTTTACCTGCGTTCGCGTCGAGGATTTGCATAAAGCTGAGCATACCAGAGCTCAAGCCTCCACCACTTAACAGCTCATTCTTCCCCCTCAGCTTCGACAAGTTGCAACCCGAACCGGCGCCATTCCGAAACGCTGTCGTCTCGTTCTGTAACAGGTCCATGATCGATTCAAGCGAGTCTTCGACAGGGAAAATGTTGCACGCATGCGCTTGCGGGTACTCATAATTGTTCAGAACAGGTTCGCCTCGATGCCAACCGCCTTTGGCTCCGCCATTGATTCCGTACTTGTCCCAAAGTCCAACATTGAACCACTGCGGCGAATTCGGAGCAAAAATCTGATTCTCTAATGCTTGCTTCGCTGCCGCTTTGAACTTCGATGACTCTTCAGGCGAAAGCAACTTATGCTTCAAGCCCGCATTGGTCCAAGCCAATGCTAGCCTTTCATAAATTTGCTCGATGCTAGTTTCTCGCTCCGTGACAGGAACACCTTTTTTCCTAGCATACTTACTGCCGATGATGAAGACAGCGTTGTCCGACATCCCTTCAGGGGCTAGAATCGAGACGCCTTTGACATCCCTTTGAACGTAATTCACAGAGTACCTCCTATATATGTTAATAGTTTTGAGTGTTCCATGTTGTAAGGATTAAAAACATAGTTTGTAGTTCTACCTGAGACTGTCCAATAAGCAGTCAGCGTGCTTTGACATCTTTCATCAGCTCGCAGCCCCGTACTGACGTCCAAGCAGTTAGGCACTTTAAATCGGACAGTCAAAGCGTTCTCTTCTTCGACTTGAATGCACTGGCGAGCTAAAAGATCAAAGTCAGTATAGCTAGCCTGAGCGAGTTCATGAGCTCGCAACCAGATGTTGTACGCCAAATGAATGACGCCCATTTCAATTGGATTTCGACGAGAAGGAGCTGTGATTTCTTGGAGGAAGTTTTCAAACGGGGTCTGAGCCAAGGCTTTGACAAGCCTCTTCGATGCGGTCTCGAAGACCGGCAACCCGAGACGATTGAACGGGGGCGCGAGTTTCAGATTCAAGATGTGATGCAAGAAAGCTGGTGCTTGTTTTTTCAATTCACGATCGAAGGATGTGTCAGGATTCGCGTCGTCTGTGGTCCCTTCGATTGGGGGGACTTGAATGCTCAGGACTCGCTTATCGCGTCCTCCGATTGGAGCGTATTGAGGATTGTTTGCCGTGTGAATCAGCTTGCTGAAATTCTTGATCTTTCTAACGGGCTTGTGTTTCTCGTTGATCGTCAAATACGGCTCTGTGATGAAGCCTTTGATTTTCTCAATCACGCCAGGCAAGTTGGCGTTAATTTCGCTGATGACCAAAAACATGGCAGAACCGAGCTCGCCATTGTGATTGCTGTTGAGCGCAAACCCGATATCAGAAACGGCTGAGTCACTGACAAAATAAGTCAAGCTGTTGACGAAGGTGCTCTTCCCTGTGTTGTTCTCCCATGACCAAAAGAACAGACACGGCAATCGCACATCAGATTGCCGAACAGCAAAAGCAATCCAATGTTGCAGATAATCGGAGCCGTCTAAGATGTTGTTGCGGGCACAGAAGTCATTAGCTTTCACATATTGATCGAGACCCGATCCAAGATGTTTGTAGAGTGCCGACCAAGCAGGGAAATGGCCTTCTTGCGGTGTTACTACAAACTGAGGCGCATAAGGATTCCATTGACGCCCCGGTAGTTCCTCAGGTTCAAAGGGTTTATAAACTAAAGTGTATGGGTTACTGTGGCAATGACTGATGAAAACATTTGATTCTTGAAGCGTAAGCCCTAGAGCTGCGAGATTGGTTTTTATATCAGAGATAGACAGATTGATCCACGACCTATCTGTCTGTTGAAGATACCAAGATCCGGACTTGATATCTTTCGAATCAAAGACAGCAAAACGGATATGGTCAAGGCTCACAATCTTTTGTGGGATCTTTTGTTCCGCAACAAACCCGACTCCCCTTTTTTTTATGAAACCCGGCAGTGCATAAACAGTGTCTCCTTTCACCGAGTCGATCGTGATAGTGACACAACCTTTCGAATTTTTCGCGAGGCGGGCCAATCGAGTCAGATATTGACTTTTGACGTCGACCACAACGCCCATATACTTCAGGGCCTGAACGGCATCCGATGCTACCCTGAAAGTGAAAAGATCTTCTGAGCATTGCTCACCCAACAGACTACACGCGTCGAAGAAAGACAGATGCTGATCGAGCGTGCAATACGCGAACCCTTGGGCTGAAGTCTTCCACGTTTTTTCTTCTGACGTCGATCCGAAACGGTGCACACTCCATCCCAAGTCAGATTCTGGGAAGAAGAAACAATTGGCATTACGCCTATCCGTCCCCGGAGATGCAGTCTTAAAACATCCTTTTAAATTGAGATACTCGTGGGCTTCAGCCAGATCACACGTATGGCAATGAAACCGCTTCGATTGCTCGTCATAATGAAAGCATAAACTATATTTCCTCAGCCACGAAATCAAATCCTTTTGAGATTGGGACATTTTCAATTCGGAAAGGCTGTTCAGGAACTGGATGCAGTCGACGGGGCTCTGGTCGACGGGGCTCTGGTCGACGGGGCTCTGGTCGACGGGGCTCTGGTCGACGGGGCTCTGGTCGACAACTGTGGATGAGCTCAATAACGACACAAGAGGCATGCCTTGAGAGAGGAGTTGAAACGAATGTTCTCTTGGAGTGCGGGTCCAAATCCAACCGATAAGACCGTAACAGTCAACATAGTCAGAGAAAACCCAACGTCCCTTCGAGACCTGAAGTAACTCTGAATGAATCAACGAACGGACTCGCCCGGCAATTTTACGATGCTCAGATTGCGTGTTGGCTGTAACAGGTTTATCGAAGTGGACATAAATATGAAGCCCCTTCCCGTGCGTGGATCGGCATACTGTCAACCAAGGCACACTCGCCAAAGCCTTCGCAAGTTCATGCGTCAGCTCTGACGAGAGGCTCTTTTTATGCGCATGCGATTCGGCGCTGTCAATGTCAAAGAAAACATACCTCGAACACTTGTGGATGTAGTCCCAACCTGAAAAGCCGATGTAGGACGCAAGCCCCACATCAAACAAAAGTTCCTTGTCCTGCGCTTCAGAATTCAACCGGATATTGTACTGCACAACATCGTCTCGCGGAGCACATAAGATTTGTACTTCCATCCCCGCCGTATAAGGCAACACAACCGGATTCGATCCAAGGACAGACCCTCGATTCAAAAAATTCGACAACGCTTCAGATACTCGCATGAGCCCTTCCTTTTTCAATAAAAACTTTTTACGCCTTCCGTCCTTACACTCTACCCGAATTAAAAAGCACAGTCAAGAGAATTTTTTTTTTTCTCTTGACTGTGCACGAAGCATCGCGTATTATAGTTGAGTCTGAAGACGCGGTCAGTCCTGCTCGCAGTCAGGCATCGCGTTCTTTTAATTTAGGACAACAAGAAAGAAGGTTCAAGAGATGATTGACAAAAACGAAACACACGAGAATGACACGTTTGATGACACAGAAAAAGACTTTTCATTTGAGGTAGTCAACCCGCTTGACACGTTGATGAGAGTCATGGAAGAGAATAAACCCGAGCAACGCCTGGGAGTCTTTCTGCCTCGCTTGACAATCATCTCAGGCATGAGCAAAATCCTCAGCGATCCGCGTTATAAACGGACCGTTTTTCCTGGGGATATCGGCGTCGTTTCACGTAACCCTGAGTATAACGCGAACGCAAACAACAATCAGACCCCTTCTTGGGTCTTTAACGTCATTCCTCACACAGGACGATTCCTCGTCTTCGGCGGACACGAGATGGCGGGGGAAACTGAAGGAACTTCGGTCACGACATACTCAGATCGAAAGTCGCAGCGATTCCTCGAAATCAAAGCCGCTTGCCCGATCAAGGGAAAAGAACGTTGGCCGACTGATCTCTTTTTCGGGGTCAATTACCCCCTCTTTTTCCCTGATCAAAAAGTCGTCGTGCAATGGCACGCTAAATCAAAGTCAGCAGGAGTTTCAGCCTCTGAACTGGAGAAACACGAACGAAAGGGCTGGTTCTCGTATTCCATCAGTGAAAAAGTAGGAGCAACAGGCAAGCCTTATCACTCCCTTAAGTTCGAAAAGCAATCCTGGAGACACAAGTTCAACGACGAACTGAAAGACCTTACCTGGTTCATCAATGCATTCTGGGGGAATACGGGCCAAGTAATTAACATCAACGAATCACAAACAAAGCAATATTTGGAATCGATCCAATGACTCCTTTCCAACAAGACGGTGGCAAGTTCTACATCGATGATGCCAAGCAATATTTTCTCGTCTCTTGTCGATACGGAACTCCTTCAGTTGCCCGCTTAGTCGACGACCTGGGGGCTAGGTGGGAATCCTATAGTAAACTGTGGAAAGTTGCCATCAGTCCAAGATCAATCGCCGTGATGGAACACTTAATGCTCGGGCAATTGCCGAGCAACTCGGTTCGTCACAATTGGACTCCCACGGTACCTCAGTTGATGCAGCATCAAGCCGAGATTGTAAATTACGCTCTCTCTCACTTGGGCTGCATCATCGCCGCTGAAATGGGATGTGGAAAAACCTTGGCAGCCTTTGAGATCATGAACTACTTAAAAGGATCCTGGCTGTGGCTGTCTCCGAAATCTATTATCCCGTCCACGCGGCTCGAAATTCAGAAGTGGGGATTCGATTTTACAGAGTTACGAAACGGCTCTGTATCCTCACGAAGCGACTCTAAGTCACGAAGCGACTCTGTAATTACGTTCTCGACCTACGACTTCAAATACCATTTACGAGATGCTCCGGTGAATGGCGTTATCTGCGATGAGGCAACCATGGTGAAGAATCCTTCTTCCCAGAGAGCAAAGAGACTCGTTGAGTTTGTCAACCGGATGCGTCAGTCAAACAAAAATTTCCGCATCTATCTAATGACGGGTACGCCGGCTCCGAAAGATCCGACTGACTTGTGGCAACTCGTCGAGCTGGCACAACCGGGATTCCTTCGTTACGCAAACAAAAAAAAGTTGCTCCGTCAGTTGGCTCATGTGAGAGATCACACGATGAAACACGCATTCGATCTAATCTCAGGATGGAAGATCGACCAAGTCGAAAAATTCGCTCGGGATATCGACCCGATCCGATTCGTCGTACTCGCGAAAGACTGCCTCGATCTCCCCGAACAGGTTTTCATCACCAGAAGGATCACGCCGTCCAAAGATCTGCTACAACAAGCAAGACTGATCGCCGACACTGTCGTCAATCCTGCTCATTGCGCCAATTTGTTAAGGCAAATCTCGGACGGATTCTATTACGTCGACGAGAAAGAAGAATTAGACACGTCACAGACCTGCCCTCTCTGCAAAGACACCGGCAGTTACCCTACCCCTGACGGGGTCGCTAATTGCGATTGTCGCTTTACCGGTGCCGTGGTCAAAAAATCTTTCCGTCTTCATTCGAAAAAACTCGAAGCCCTCGACGAGTGGCTCGTCAAAGCCGAAGAGGACGGACGCATTATCATCTTTGCTCCCTTCATCGAGTCTCTTGACATGATCTGCGAATACCTTCGCTCTCAAGATTGGGATTTTATCCGACTCGACGGGAAGGGATGGAAAACCTCTCTCGCTTCACACATTCAGACACAGCCTCATGATGGCGCTGCTTTGCTCTCTCTGTTCCAGCAAAGCTCGAACGGGTCCAGCGAGCAGGGGCGAAAGATCGCGTTCGTCGCTAACCCGGCTTGTGGCGGATTCGGCCTTAACCTTACTGCTGCCAGAATCACCGTGTTCTACTCGAACAGCTTCCACGGCATACATCGGATGCAAGGAATCAAACGCAATCACCGCATCGGATCTCGCGGATCTACTATCGTTGACCTTGTTCATCTGGGGGTCGACGATTTGGTTATGAAAAATATCGAAAATAAAATAAGCTTGCAGGCTGTCACCATGAAAGACATTCAGGATGCCTTAACATCGAAAATATAGCTCCTAGACAAAACACTCTGATCAACAGGAACTCATTGTGATACTACAAAGCGAAATAATCTTTACATCCGCCGGCAAAAACGAGATCTGGCGTACTCGTAACGATTTTAACAGGACACTGTTCAATGTTGAAACCCTCTGCCCTACTCTATCTCGTCGAACATTCAAGGCCGATAACTCGATAGATTTCCACGTGGTCTATTCCTCAATTGTGACTATACATAACTGGGTGACAAGCTACGAGCACTCAGTAGTTGAATATCATGTACTACGCCGCCTCCTTGAATCTATCGAAGCGGATATCCATAATTATCGAGGGGGTATAAGAAATTACGATTATAAGGTAGAGTCCGACTCCGCTTATTGCCTTCATCTACCGTTTGGTTTAACTGTCTTTATCGAATACCTGGGTGACTATCAAGATCTGCTATTGGGCCATCCGAACATAACGAGTGTGCTCAGGGCTGAATCTCGGCTGTTTTTTAAGAGCACCTAAAATATAGCGGCGGGAACATATACCTTGAGGACATGGATAAATGCAAAAATATAACTTAGTCTCCACCGAATATTTCGTCGACGTAAAAGAAACTGGTTACCTAGATCTGTCTGAAGATATCATAGTGTCTAACCTTATGTCGACTTTGAGCCCGGCGATAGAGTCTACTGATGATCCGTTGGGCATGACTGAAGGGATGAAAATCATATTCACCCGGATGGCCCGCAATTTTCTAAAATCAGCGACAAGAGTCCACGTATGGGACACCTGCTCAATCTCGTACGCCCCCGAAGACGACATAGAAATATCCGCAACCTACTCGTACAATTCTGAAAAGAAGTGCTTTGAGTACAACGGAGTTGTCCGCTTTTATACTCGAGAGGAAAGTTCTGAAAATGACACTGAGAGGTTAAATCATGAAAAGAATTGAAAACTTTAACGCAAAGTCGTACATGAACGAAACTTCAAACGACGACTGTTTGCTGATCACAAGAGATACAGTCGTTAGCCAGGCTCACCAACTTGTATCGGATCTACATGAACGAATGGGGGAAGTTTCTGAAGCTTCCCCGTTTTTAACTTCACTAAGAAGTCGAGGGGTCCACTCCATGTATCAGAACTTTCAAAATTTTCTTCTCCGGCAAGAGGACATGCTAATGTTAGTCAGGAGCCAACACCTTCCTGATCTTGAGTGCAAAGCTACTATCCTTCTGAAGTTCTCCTACTCCCAAGATGAAAAGCTCTTTTTGTGCGAGGGGCGGTTAGCTCTCGAAAGGGATGTCGAAGAAAAAATAGAACCTAATATGGAATTGTATAATAGAATTATGTCCCTCAACGGCCACCTGGAGGGTAACCGTGATAACAATTGACTGTGAGACCTTGGGACTCGTCGGCCCTATGGTTACTCTACAATACGCAATCGGTAATGATCCGGTTGTGATCCACGAGATTTTCTACCAACCAATGCGATGCACGATAGATTTGATCCGAAGGATTTGCGATAGCGAGGTGTGCGGTTTCAACCTGACGTTCGACTGGTTCCATGTCAGCAAGATTTATCATTGCTTGGACTGGCTGGTGCGGAACGGTGCTAATCCGCATCAGCCCCCGACCGTCGAGCAAATCGCTGCGGCAGAAAAACCGTCGAGTAACTCGAGCACGTTTTGTAAACCGAAAGCGGCTTGTGATGTGATGCTGGTCGCACGACAAGGGCCGTATCAATGCGTCATGAAGCGAGATCCCGCGTTTATCAGAAAGGTTCCACAACAAGCAGTCGGCCCGATCGTGGAGCACTTCAAGAAGAATCACAACCTCGGAAATTTCGTCACGCCGAAGTTCACAGTCAAACCGACTAAAGATGACGCGTTCTCTGACATCGTGATTTCGTATCACGCTAAGGGCTCTCTAAAATCATTGGCTGCTGACGCCCTCGGACTGTCTACAGTCGCTCTCGGCGAATTGCTCGAAGACAAACCTGAACTCGAGTTCCCGAAAGAGGTGCTTTACCACCCGGCGGGAAAACAAGATTGGCTACGCGTCGCACAGAGCCACATCGAGTTCTGGCACAGCAACCCACAAGCAAGACAGTACGCCGCCAATGACGTCGATTACACGCGACGACTCTACCAGTTCTTCGGCTCGCCAACTCCAGGAGATGACAACAGCGAACTCGCTATCGCCGTCGCTTGCGCTAGACTCAAAGGCTTCGCACTTGATCTGCATCAAGTCGCCAAAGTACACGCCAACGCTCAGATCAAACAGCTCGAACCCGACGGCTCGACCCCCATCCCTCAGTACACTCGCGATGTAAAAAAATATCTTGACGACAGGCTGAATCCTCTTGAAAAAATGATCCTCACTGAGTCGACTTCAAAAACCATCCTCGAACAACTCAGCAAAGGATCAAGCCAAGGTGCTCTCGCCGCTAAGAGAGTCGTCGAAGCACGACAGGCTCACAACGAACAAGTTCTCTGCGAAAAATTTTTGACTGCCGGAAGGCTTCACGCTGACATCAATATCATCGGCTCTCTCTCCAATCGCATGTCCGGTGCCGGGGATCTCAACATCCTTGGCATCAACCGACGACAAGAGATCCGATCGTGCCTCACTCTCGCTGACCCAGGATGGACTCTTTCAGGCGGTGACTTCGATGCCTTTGAAGTCGCCATCATCGCCGCAGCTTGTGACGATCCGGGATTGAACGAAGTGCTCGCCACCGGCAAGAAGATCCACGCCATCTTCGGTACTTGCGTGTTCCCTGATCTGACTTATGACGACGTGATCAAGAACAAAAAGCTTTACGCAAACTGCAAAGCAACCTTCCTAGCCACGATGTACGGCGGGACCGAATTCACCATCAAGCGTCTGCTCGATATTGATGACAACGCCGCCGTCGATACACTCAAGCGATTCGAAGCTCTCTTCCCGAGGATCAAGGGCTACCGCGACAAAATCGTCAACGATTTCAATTACATGGAAGTCGACGAGGATGGGCAGTTCATACCTCGCAAGCCCAAAAATTACGTCGAGTCTATGCTCGGCTTCCGTCGCTACTTCGATATGGAATACAAGATGGCTGACGCTATACACGAACTCATCCTCCGACCTGGGGACGAGCTCCGTTCTTTGTCGAAAACAATTCGCCGTCGAGATCGCGATCAAACCGTTCTCGGGGCTGCACTGTCCGCACTCTATGGCTCTCTGTTTTCGATCAGCAAGAGCATTATGCGAGCGGCTTCAAACCATGTGATCCAAAGCACCGGAGCAGCGATCACGAAGTCTCTTCAACGAAAAATCTGGGATCTTCAACCTCCAGGCATTCACCCGATCAAGGTCATGACTCTGAGCATTCACGATGAGGTCTTGACTGTCAGCCAGGAAACGAGTAAAATTGCAAACGTCGTGAGTGCGACAATTGACGACTACAAAAAAGTAGTCCCCATGCTAAGCATGGATTGGATAACTCATATGAACTCCTGGGCTGATAAACGATAACGTCTTTATGAGGTCGCTGAGCGATAACGTCTTTATGATGTCGCTGAGTGACCTGAGGGGGGATAAAATGGCCGTGAAAAAAGAATCGATAACCGTGAAGAGAATCCGAGAGATCCTACAAGCTGCTGGGTGGTACGTGATCAAAATGCACGGCAACATCTTCCAAGCAGGATTCCCCGACCTCTATGCCACACACGAGAGGTACGGAGTACGGCTGATTGAAGTGAAAGAAAAACTGCGCTTCACTAAGGCTCAAAAAACGGTCTTCAATCTGCTGCGAAAAAACGGCTCACCAGTCTACATCGTCGAATGCCCTGACACAGTGCTGAGTATTATAAGCCTCAAAGGTGGGAACCTGGAGGCTTACAGCGAGTTCCTGAAATAGTTACACAACAGGCCTGCCATGATTTCTCATGTTGCAAATCGTACGAAACAGCAAACTGTTCGGGACTAAAATCGTAGACTCTTCGTCAAGCTGTCGCTTGACTTCTTCACACGCTATTATGATATCCGACCGACTTAAACCAACTGCTGTCATTGTAATCGAATTCCACCGAATTCGATTACAATAAAACGGCTTCAATTGTTCCTCGATGAGGCTCTTTATCTGTTCAAAATTTTCCATCATCTTTCACCTCCTACCGTACGCCATCCTGTATCAACTCGGGACACACGAGCTGCCATATTCTGTAAACTCTCTCTCAGGACTTCGGGCACATTCGCTTCAGATCCGCTAAGAGCGACGGCCTTTTTCACGTCAACACAAGCTTTCGCGACTTCCGCAAAGCTTAAACCATTCGCTGCTGCGATAGAGGCATTCCATTGGACCGCGTTGAGCTTCAAGCAACTCAGAGAGTTTCTGATCACATTCTCTGTCTGATCTAGAGTAGGAAAATCATAATAAATCACTTCGTCAAAGCGCCGCACGAATGAGCGACTGATAGCTTTGTAAATGCTGGTAGTTACGACGATAAATACCTCAGGATGATCGCTACTCAGGATGGACAAAAAATCATAAGGGACGCTACTACCCACATCGTCGAACGAATAAACGCCGCGACTACGATCTATAATCTTAGAGAGACGACGAAGTTGGGAATCAGCATCGTCCGAAAAATTTTCTAATCGGACCCTAATCAAAGGCAGATTCAATTCTCCGGCAAGCGCAGCCGCTGTGGTCGTTTTGCCTGAGCCTGAAGGGCCGATGATCAACAACTTACGACTGTGCGACACGCCGCAACCGGTAAGCTTGTCCCGCTGGATGTATTCTGTTTTGATTCGCTCAAAGGTCTTCTTCACCGATTCCGATAGAGTGAGGAAGACAAATCGCATCCTTGGAGAGCGGATCGTTTCGATCAAATAATTGTCATCTGATTCGAGTTCCGACTCATCAGTTGGCTCGGTATCCCCCTGACTCGGGGAGCCGTCTTCACATTGACTCTTAAACAAGTCTCGCCATTCATTAATCATCGCTTACTCCTTTTATTGAAACGTCTTACACCTATCATACCCCGATCAACTGGCTCCGTCAACCAAAGAAAAAATAAAAATTTCCAAAAAAGGATTGACACGCCTAAAGAATGATCTATGATGAATGTAGACAGTCAGACTTAAACCGAGAGAGAGAGAGAGAGAGAGAGAGAGAGAACATGAAAACGAAAATCGCGGCGAAAAAAATTCCTGGTTGGACAAGGGCCCGAGAAGGCGTAAGCGACAACAGCATCGTTTGGATCTCGGACTCCACAAAACAGACCACGGTCTCAATCGAGGCTCAGGACTCCGGAGAATTCTTCCTCAGGATACTCGATGGGAACAAGGGGGGTCGATACCAGAAAACAAGATCTTACCACGAAGCCGAGAGACTGGCTTATGGTTACATGGAACGAAAAGGAGTGCTGTCATGACCATTAATTGCGATCAAGAAAAAACAACATTGAGCGACTTCTACATCGAATTCGTCCAACATCAACCTCAAGGATTTTGGTTCGCCAAGGTTTATGAAAACGGAGAAACTGAGACGATTTGCATGTACACGACAAACTTAGAACAGGCAAAGGAGATAGCAGAAAAATGGTCACAATGAACAAAATCACTATCAACCAGAGTGAGTACGATAAGCTGGTACGAGCACAGAAAAAAGCCGTGCAGATTTTCTTGTTCTTGAAACTACACGGAGTGAACGGAGATGAGTTCACTACTATGGGAGCTTCTGACATAGCCAAGGCATCTTCGACAAAACTATCTACGCTAGGAGAGAACCTGCTAGGGTTGAAGCTAACCGGATTAATAGACTACCGCAAGGACACCAAGAACAAATACTCGATAAAACTAACGGAGGCCACAGCAAGTGCTTGATCTAAAAAAGATTCACGACAGGGTCATGAAGTTCATCAACTTCCACCGAGTGATGGGCGACCCTGAAGTGATGAAAAACATAATGAAAGAGATGTTTCCTTTAATCAAAGAAATCAATCCGGACTTCCTTGTCGGGAACGAGAGGACATCCCAAGGACTTCTCGCACTATGCTCAGTAGATACGGGGATCCCGTCTATGTGCATGGTGTCGAAATGTAAGCCCGTTTCTAGTCCAATGAGATATTTCGACGACGAATATTTTGTGAATTACAGAGATGTCTCAAGGGCCGTGGTCATCGAACCCGTTATCACAGACAGCTGGAGCTTAAAACGATTGAGGTGCGGATGCAAATCTCGTAACCTAGAGATCGTCGCCGTCCTGTGCGTTGTCGATCTCAGAGCTGAGAAGAGCGAGACAATCGATTCGTGCGACTTCAAAGCTCTGGTACGAAAAAAAGAATGGCTCAATCTCGCCAAGCCGACATAGTATAATTGAACTCATGTGCGATTGCTAAGGACACCAAGAAGGAGCTGCATAAGGATCTTGAAAATCTCAAGAGTCATCGGAGTGAGCCCCTGCTCCATTGCTTGAAGCTGAGCCAGGGGTACACCGGACATAGCAGCAAGATCGCCTAACTGAACACCAGCCCTATGGCGCATGCCGGTGATAGTCTCTTTGAAAAAATTCATTTCTTAAACTCCGGAAGAGTGTCAGTGGTCGTTGTTGTTGTGATCACCGCAAAGTGACCGAGTTCACCTGTGAAGTACGATTCGGGGATAAAACAGTAACCACCTGCGCCCCACGAAGGGCCCCAAGAATTCAAGGTCTCGATGTACCATTGTGATCCGATTTTTTTTACCCCGATCCCAGCCATGCAATGACCGCCACCCGCTCCCCTTCGAGCCGGAATCACACCACTGGAATCGGGATTGAAAGCTTGACCGATTTGGACGCCGAACACTGTCGGCCGGTTCTCCAAAATCGCACTGACTAACTCGTCGAACGTGTTGCAATCACACGTCTCTTGCGCTCGATATTTTGCAGCTTCTGCTTCGACACCTGACGGCCAGTCACGCGGCCAAATCTTCTTCGCAGGAACCAACGACTCGAGCACGATGCCTTTCTTCAGAACCTCCATCGCGTCATGCACTACGGCCCCTTGGTCTCGTCCGCCGTTAATCAACCCGTAGACGTAGCACGGCGAGAAACGAAGATCGTTACGGTATATCGCAAGATTGTACGAGACGGTAAATCCGGCAGCAGCGCCATGACCGACACACGAACCCTGACCGTTCTGATCGTAGACCGTCGGACAGTAAGATCGAAGACTGTGATCCCACCATTCGCTGCGAGGTTTCACCGCGTACGACGCGCCGTACTTTGGAAACGCATACGATCTGGTCGGAGCGAGAGCGCCAAGAAACCGTTCTTCACCTGCTTCAAATACGCTTTCCATGTTTGAATGCGTCCTCTTATACCTCTTCAGCGAGGTCCGTGTTGATTGATTCCTTGAATGATCTGATCTTCTGTCTTCAGAGCTTGAGACAAGATAACACTTCCCGAATCAGCGAGTAGGATCAGGCATGGAACCGATGTCGCGAAAGGGGTGATATTGTACTTCGTCATCTCTGGTCCGGTGTGACTGAACAGCCGAACTTGGATCTTCTTGGACGCAGCAAGGTCTCGCCACTTCGTAGACGCTCCGATCGTGACTGGGAAAC